GGAATCATCTAGAATCAGTATATACTACTTTTGAGGAGATGTAAACAACTATTTTGTATAAATAGTAATGTAGATCGCGGATATCTTGGCGGGCATCCCATCTACTCTAGAAACATTAGGAGTTCCAGCATGAATATTTATACGGTATACAAGATCACTAATCTTGTCAATCAAAAAATCTATATAGGGTATACAAGTAAGACACCAGAAGAACGTTTCAAAGGTCATGTGTACGGAGCTTTAAAAAATCCAGACTCTCATTACAGATTAGCAAGAGCGATAAGAAAACACGGACCTGAAAACTTCATAACAGAACCGTTATATCAATCATTAGACAAGAACCATATTACTAGAAAAATGGAAGACTTCTTTATACAACAATACAGTTCAATGGACGAAAGAGTCGGTTATAACATGGCTTCTGGTGGACAAGGCGGTGATATAAAATCAAAAGAACAAAAACAACAACTAATTGAAAGATTACAAGTAGACAATCCATCTTTTAGAAAAGAAGTTAGAGAATCTATATCAAACACAGTATCAGAACTACACAAGTCTGGGCATTATAAAAATAATGAAAACTGGATGAGAACCTTTGAACAAAACAAACAACGTTTTATAGAAAATAATCCAGGTAAAAATAAATCACCAGAGACATTGGATAAACTATCAAAATCGCAAAAGCGAAGATATGAAGAGCGTCCTGAAAGTTTTTGTTTTGGAGAAAGAAATCGTTGGCACGGGACCAACGGTGTGTTCTATTCTAAGGATGAAGAATGGCAGAATAAGCAAAGAAAGCGTAGTTCCAATTTAAGAAATAGTGAAGTCCATAAATGTCCTTGTTGCGATAGAACTATAAAGACAAACGCAAACTTTTTCAAGCATCTTAGAACAAGACATGGATACACGGACGAAATAATTGAATCCGTCCGTGCTAGTTTATTTCAAAACTCTTGGCCGCTTTGATTACAATCGAAGACCCAAATGCCGTTGCGTCTCCACATATCAACAACCCTTTTTCTGTCGTCAAAAACCATATCAGGCTTCTTGCCGTAGTCAGCGATGATGTCGTCAAGAATTTCGCGCTTCACAATATCGTCACCACGGAAGTCGTCTGCCTTCCGCATGTAGAGTTTTTCGTATTCATAAAACCCATTGCTCTGTAGCCACTTTTCAGTAGCAGAGCGACTACGCTCATTCCGCCCACTCGCAAGAATGATGGTGTTAAATGCAGACAGCGAGCGGAATGCTTCTGCGACAGGTTCATTCACTTTATCATTTGGAATTCCAGCATCAAAAGCAGCCCAGTTCTTAGGCTTGCTACGAACATAGTCCAAACGATGCTCGATGTTAGCAAGCGTTCCGTCCAAGTCAAATACGATCAGCATTTTTAATCCTCAAATAGTTGTTCAGCAAGCCTTCGATGTTTGCTTTGCCGATAGGGTTTTGTGAGTGGACATAGAAGGTAAAGTTGTCTGGAAGCTGGTAGCGCTTATCATTCATATCCCAGTCAACAATATGTTTAGCGATATCATGACCGGTTGGTTCATCTTGACCAAGATCATGATCAAATGAAATATATGATGGCATTCCTCTCATCGCAACAGCTAAAATAACATCATAACGGTTACGACAAATCACCCACTCTTCGTTACGATACTTCTCACGAACTTGCCAAGGTGCCCAAGTGACATCTTCCAGATTTCTTTCGTCGTCAAGAAACAGATTCCAAGTCACCTCAGATCACCTTTGCGATTTCAATAAAAACATAGTACTCTTTGTCTAGACCTTCAACAATCTTCTCAGCCTCTTCTTTCGTGTCTGCCCGAAACATGTCGTAAGACTCGAGTCGATCGCCGTAACGATCGAACTCTTCGTAGTGTGCATAGACCTTGTACATTAGAAGTTCTCCTTAGAAGCGATATTCTGCAGGCGCATCAACTGCGACTTCACGAACAACGAACTGCTCATAAGATGGCAGATCACGTTCAGAATCAACCAGATACTGTTGCGAAGCAGCTTCTGCGAGTTCACGAGACGAGTATACGCCTAGAAGGGTTTCACCTTCGTAGTCAGCAGCAAGAGTGAGTACAAACATTGGATGTTCCTTTCGTTCCTTACATTATTAGAATATACTGATTCTAAACGAATGTAAATAGGAAAGTGCACTCCTTTCATTTAATCTTCTCTTTTTCCAAAGCCCCAATCGATTACGACTGGAAATCGAGGAACGCCATCCGGAGTCGGAGTGAAGTACCGAAGAGTAACCCAATCGGGTTTCTTACCTGCATCCCAGAGTGCACGTAGAGTGTCCATGTCACCGCGAACACCAGCTTGGAAGTCACGAGTATCATTTAGTTTCAAAACAAAATGTTTAGTGCATCCCTGCCAGTTTCCAATGCCGGCCATCATTTCCTTGACTTCAAACTCATCGGTCAAGAACTCCTTACGCTTCAGCAAGTTTTTCGTACGCTTGTTCTCGTAACGACCATCGATGCGAATCATCTGACCTTCGTATCCATGTTCGAGATAACCCTCATACAGAGTATCGATCGACTGCGGATCGTTGACCTGCATGGTCGGAACCATCTTTACGAATTCGTTCGAAGCTTCGTAGCGCAACAGCTCACGCTTACGGAACGGCAGATCCGGACTATCAGTCACATACACGTCATAGACGTGATACTGAACCAGTTCCTTCGACTTCACGATATCTTCAGGCTTTGGCTTCGTCTTACGAACCATCGAGGTGATGGTATTGAAGTCATCCTTTAGCTCGTGATTATAGAGTTCGCCGTCAAGAATTGAATTCGGGTTCTTTTCGAAGTAAGACTGCAGCGACTCCCAGACGTGAGGAACTGCGACGATTTCTTTTCCTGCACGAGTCCATAGACCATCCTTACGAGCGATGCAACGAATGCCATCGAGCTTCGGTTGACTATAGATGTATCCCTTCGACCAATTGACCGGAACTTCTTCGTACTTCTCAGCCAACATCGGCTTGAACTTATCAAAGGTATGAATAAGGTCGAGGTTGGTAAAGTATCCACGATCCAACTTCTTCTGCATTTCAGATACCATCTCAGCGTACGCTTGCGCTTCGAGAGACGTCTCGTTTGAGCGTCCGACGTTCTTTTGTTCAACGAAGGTCCATTCAGAAGTAATCTGTTTTCCGTCCTGAAGCCCTGAGATCGTCCGTAGACCCCATCGAGTTCCATCAGTGCCGGTCTCTGCTCGCCAGACTCGCGTCTTACCTTTTGTATCTACCTTATACAGGTTCTCAGTGCTTGTTTTAACTTCCATAACGATTCTCCGAATTGGTTCATACTTGTTCTGTATAAACTAGTTTTATGAGATTGTAAACAAAAAAGAGCGCCGAAGCGCTCTTTTTCTTCATATTTTTATCTTACTGGGCTGGCTTAGCAACAACGTCCATGAATGGAACAGTCGAGTCTGGGATCATAGTGGTAGGAAGAGCACCGTTCCACTTTTCAGCTTGAACCAGAGCAATCAAACCTGCGTTATCCTTCAGAGCTTCTGCTTTCGCCTTAATCGCGCTTGCTTCTGCTTCCCCTTGAATACGAGTTGCTTCTGCGGCCGCAACTGCTTGAGCTAGTTGAGCATCAGCTTGTGCCTGTGCCTGAGTCACGACGATCTCAGCCTGAACCTTTTCACGTTCAGCGTTCTGTCGAACCTTCTGCACTTCAACTTCTGCAAGCATACGAGCTTCAATCGATTGTTCATATGCATCAGAGAAGTCGATGTTTTCAATTTGAACCGACTCGACGATGATAGGACCAATCACAGCCTTTTGAATTGACATTTGAACTTCTGCAGCAAGACGTTCACGCTCCTGAATAGCGGTTGCTGCGTTGAACTTACCAAAGACGTTTTTTACTTCTTCAAGGACCTGACGATCGAGCAAGCGAGAGATCACACCAGCTTCGCCACCGTATTCACGATAGATCGTTTCAACTTGATCTGCAGGGAAGCGATAGTTAACTGACAGGTTCAGACCCGCAGTCTGTTGGTCACGAGAGTAAGCAAGGATGTTCTCGTACAACTGAGCCTGTGATTGAACAGAAATATCAACCACTTTTTCAATCAAAGGGATTTTAAATCCAAGACCTGGTTCTGCAGTACCAACCACGGCGCCGTTACGAAGAGTTACACCACGGTAACCTTCATCAACAGTATACCACGATCCGCCAATTACAGTCAGTGCAGTAAGACCGACGACAGTAGCGATAGTTCCACCAACGATAGCATTCATTTTCATTTTCCTTTTACGTTCATTATATTGGTTTAGTGCTGCTTCATATTCAGCTTTAGTGTTAAAGTCATAGCGTTCTGGTTTAAACATTAGATTCATCCTTTGGAAGAATTTTCCCTTTCGAAGCTTCCATGTTATCACGGACGTATTCGTTTCCAGCTTCATCCTTGGTATACGTAAAGCGTTCAGGTTGGCGTTTAAACGTGATATTTGACACCACCCAATACGCGCCAACACCAATCACAGCCGCAACGGCAATGAAGCCAATCATAGTATAAAAAGCCATTTTATTATTTCCTTTCCTAGATTTCAACCGCAGGTTCAAAGATTGTTTTTACTGTTTCTGGAGTTCCATAGTAGACACGCCATTTCATTTGGAACTTCTTTCCATTCTTGTGTAAGAACTCTCTTGTAAATATACCATGATCTTCATGATTGTCAACAAGTTCTTCGTCTGAAATCGCGGTAAAGAGTGGGTGAAGTTCATCAATTACCTGATGAAGATATGTGTCAATCTGATTCATTTCTTTACACACTCCACCCAACTATCATCATTATTCCAGCGAGATTCACTAATATCATGCATTTCTATATACTTTGCTTTTGCAGCTTCGCAAGTTTCCAGGCTGAAAAATTCTTGACTGACTACACCACCCGCTTTGAAACCGTCAATCCATCCAATTAGTACAAATATTTCAATCATTAGTTCCCATTAGTCCTCTAAAAAATGCCCAGATAAAAAAGATCGGATAAAGAAACAGTAACAGCAGAACACCGATCCAAAAATGTTCTGTAAGTATTAGTGCAGAACCGTATAGAATTATTAACATAAAACTAAAAACTACAACTATTATTAACAAACCGATAAAAGTTTCACTCATTTTTACCACCATCTACTACTTTGAGTTTTAATTTCGTAGGTTTTGGTGGCGGAGCTAGTGGCGTGATAGTATTGCCTTTACCAAGGTATACTCTTCCGTATGTTACCCACCCAACACGAGCATGTTCAATCCCGTCATGTCTTTTTGAATATCCATAAGTATCC